CAACCTGAACGGTCTCCATGCGTGGACACCTGAAGGGCACACGTGCGTCCTGTCTGTGACCTCTGCGGTTTCTCCCTCCATTCCTCAATTATTCCAAACACATAAACCCAACATACACACACACAAAACTTAAGGAGAAACACAGATGTCTGATTTTACCGCCTCCCGTATTGGTCAACAGAACGCAACTGGTGATGTACTCGCTAACTTCCTGAAGGTGTTTGCTGGCGAAGTCCTGACCGCCTTTGAAGTCAACAACGTCATGCTGGCACGTCACCACGTCCGCACTATCCAGAACGGTAAATCTGCACAGTTCCCTGTAATGGGCCGCGCTACTGCTGGCTATCATACCCCAGGTACTGAGCTGAAGGGCCGCACCATTAAGCATAACGAGGAGATCATTACCATTGATGGCCTGCTGGTTGCTGATGTGTTCCTGAGTAACCTTGATGAGGCCATGTCCCATTATGACGTGCGTGGTCCCTATGCCAAGGAGTTGGGTAATGCTCTGAAGACTGCCTATGACAAGAACGTTATCCAAGAGGGTATCCTGGGTGCTCGTGCATCCAACAAGATCAATGACCTCCCTGGTGGTACTCAGATCAAGAATGACAAATTCCGTATCTGCACTGGTGGTGCTGCTGATGTTGCTACCAAAGCTAAAGCTATGGCTGAGGCTCTGTATCTGGCTGCAGAACGGTTGGCTACCAATAACGTTACTGAACAGGCTTACTGCTTGATGCGTCCTGCTGAGTACTTTGCTCTGGCTCAGAACTTGGATGCTATCAACAGCCTGTACGGTGGCAATGGTTCTTATGCTGATGGTAAGTGTGTGAAGATCGGTGGTATTGAGCTGCTGATGTCCAATAACGTACCTTCTACGGACCTGACCGGCACCGTTGATTTCCACGCTGGTGACTTCTCCAAGACTATCGGCCTTGTGTTCGTGGAGTCTGCAATTGGTACGGTCAAGCTGATGGACCTGTCTATTCAGGTGGGTGCTTTCGATAACCGTTACCAGGGTCACCTGACGACTGCGACATACGCAATGGGTCATAAGTTCCTGCGTCCTGATGCCCTGATCGAACTGGCTCTGGATACCGTAACCAACGCTACTGCTTAATAGTTGAAACATCAAGGGGACACTTCTGTTTATCAGGGGTGTCCCCTTTTTGCAACCTTGTGGGACTTGTGGCGTTTACTTCAGTTCAACCCTGAAGAGTCCCTAACTACATGAACGAAAGGAAAGTAACCATGTCTGACGCTACCATGACATCTGAATTGGAAGCGGTAAACATCCTACTGCGGGGGATTGGTGAGCGTCCTGTGGTAACTTTGGATGGTCTGTCTAACGTAACCAAAGCCTCACTAGCACGCGAGACGCTTCACCGTGTCTCCAGGCAGTTACAGATAACCGGTTGGTCCTTTAACAGTGAGACCGGATTCCCACTAACACCTGACAGTTCCACTATGAATATCCAGCTACCGGTGAATACCCTTAAGTGTGACCCTGTAGATCAAACTCAGGACTACGCCAACAGGGGCGCCCGCTTGTATGACCGTACTAACCACACGTACACCTTCAGTAGCACCGTGTTGGTGAACATTGTGTTCTTCCTTACGTGGGATGAACTCCCTGAGCATGCCCGTAACTACATCACCGTCAAAGCCGCACGTATCTTCCAGAAGGAGACCGTAGGTGCAACTGACCAGAACACACTGATGGAACGTGATGAGCAGAGAGCCTGGGTTGATTTTGTTAATACTGAGTCAGACTTGGATACCCCCAACATTCTAACCACCATACCAGCCTTGAACAGATCAGTGAATCCAAGATAATGCAGTTCACACGGGATATTACAGGGTTTACTGGTGGAGTCAGCCAGCAGCCCGCACCTCTACGGAGTGACACCCAATATCAAAGTGGAGAGAACTGTTGGCCGTCCTTAACTTATGGCAACGCTAAAAGACCGCCAGCTTCTCATGTGGCTGTTCTGGCTTCTAAAGTGACTGCCGGAGCCTTTACACATCCTATATTCAGGTCAACAACTGAGGAGTATGTAGCTATCATCACAGGCGATACTGATGAGCCTATTGAGGTGTACAAGCCGGATGGTACTAAATGTGTAATAAGATATGGGCACCTTGACGAAGATTTTGTTTATACAGCAGATGCTGATGTTAAGAGATATGCGACAGCACTATCAGGTAACACAGCAGGTTCAGTGTTTAAAGCTGTAACCATTGCTGACCATACCCTGATAGCTAACACACTGGTAACGTGCGCTATGACCGACACAGTGGACACTATAGAGCAGAACCATGAGGGTGTAGCCTATATCATGAGGGGCGTGGCTGGTACTACTTATAATATTTACCTGAATGATACACTGTTAGCTACCTACGCATCAGGTGAGTCCACCAACTACAATTCATACAAAACATCCACAATTGCTGCAAACTTAGCGGCTTCATTAGGGGCTGGTATAAATGTGACCATAGATCCCACACCTGATGTGTACACCTATCAAGTTGGGTTTATGCCAGCTGGTGTTGTAACTGTAAGGCTCAATGACACAATTCTACCAAGCACGCACTATGTGTGGTCACAGAATAACAATATTTGGACCATAACGTTTAATTCAGGGTTGGTGAGTTTTACCGATGGGGTTTCCCACGTGGACGAAAACACGGGTTTAACTGTTGTAGATACGCCACCTGATACTATATTCATCGCTGGTAGTTCTCCGGCTGGATATTCGGTGCTACAGCAAGACAGCTTAGTGCGTGTAAATCGTGCTGATGGTGCCCCGTTTAAATTCAGGGTTTCAGACAGCTGGGGTGATCAGGCATCACTGGGTATCTACCGTAAGGTTCAAGATTACGAATCTTTACCTCCACGTTACTTTGCAGGTTCCATATTAGAAATATCTGGCGATCCTTCAAACAGCTTCGATAACTACTGGATACGCTACAACAATGATACGGGTTCTGCATCAGGCACTTGGGAGGAAACAAGAAAGCCTGGAATGAAGAATATATTGGACCCAGCCACATTGCCACACAGGTTAGTCCGTACCGGTACTGCTGAGTTCACGTTTGCGGATATTGAGTGGACAGAACGTAAGGTTGGGGACGAGATAAGTTGTAGTGAACCATCGTTTATTGGTAAAACCATAAATGACATCTTCTATTACCGTAATCGGTTGGGTTTATTTGCTGGGGAAAACTTAATCACTTCCAAAGCTGGTGACTATTTCAACTTCTGGCCCACCACGGCTACGGATACTCTGGATGATGACCCTATAGATGTATCGGCCAACGTGTCTGACGTGACACTCCTGAAGTACGCACTACCGTACGAGAAAACCTTGTTAGGCTTTGGTGATAGGGTGCAGGTTGAGTTCAGCACAGGGAGTGCCAGCATCTTGTCAGGTAAAACAGTGGTATCAAACGTGGCTACCAAGTACCCTACCTCTCATAAGTGTAAGCCGGTACTTGTTGGGTCCAACGCCTTCTTTGCCATTGAGGATACCCGCTACACCACCATCCGCGAATACTTCATACAACCTGACGGCGTTTCCTATGACGCTGCCGATGTTACTGCACACTGTCCCCAGTACTTACCTGCCAACGTCACCAAGCTGGTGGGTAGCTCGGCTCATGATCTCTTATTTGCTTTCAGCCCTGATGACCCAACTGCAGTGTATGTCTATAAGTACTACTGGCAAGGGGATCAAAAGGCGCAGTCTGCATGGGACCGGTGGGTGTTCCCATTCGATTTAGTCACCATTGAGGTACTGCAGGGTCAGCTCTATTTGATCACCAATCATGCCAACACAGCGAACCTATGGAAGATAGACCTAGGTGCGATAACACCTGAAAGCTGGTTAGCGTTAAACTCATTCATGGTGTGCTTAGATGGTAAGTGTTCACTCCAGGGGCAGTATGACTTAGCGTCAGGTACAACTTCGTGGACCCTTCCATACACTGACACCACAGACCGAGAATATACTGCAGTGGGGGTTACAGGTTTCCCTGTGGTTAAACTCACCAAGTCGGGCTCTACGGTGTCGGCCCTGGGGGATCACACGTCCGGTTTGTACACAGTGGGCCTTACCTATAACCACAAAGTACACCTCTCTAAGTTTGTCCTGAAGGATGGAAACAATAGGCCCTACCTACATGGGTATACCACACTCAGAACTCTAGCTGTTGGCTATGCTGCTACTGCTTACTTTGCGGTGGTCGTTACGGTTTTGGGCAGGGAGCCTGATGTCTATCTCCACTCACCTATTACGGCAGGTTGCGCCTTAAATACCCTCCTGACAGATAGTGGTGTGTTTACTGACACCTTACTTATGGGTGATTCTGAGGAGGTAGATGTGACCATTCAAAACGACACTTGTTACCCTTCAATTTTCGTGAATGCCTCTGTGGAAGGCACGTTCACTTCAAGAGCGAGGAAGATATGACAGCTACACACAGGCCGATGGTTGAGTCTGATATAGATGCCGTTTTGGGTATGAAGCTGTGCCCTGAAGATGAAGCTGAACTGACAGCCCTCACCGGACAAGACACAGAAACGGTATTGATTGAATCACTCACGGCTACTAATGAGCCTTGGGTAGTCTTACTAGATGGGCGTATTGTTGCGGTATACGGGGTTTCACACGCAGCTACCGAAGCTGGTTGCTCATTCGGAATGCCCTGGTTACTCTCTACCGGTGAGTTAAAGTTATTCAGTAGGAAATTTTTACGTGAATCCAAAGCTGTAATAGCAAAGTTTCACCAACACTACACAACGTTATCCAACTTGGTGGACATCAGACACACACGTGCAATCCGATGGTTGAAGTGGTTGGGGTTTGAGTTCCTGGAAGGCGAACTGTTGGGACACGATACTACTGTTCCATTTAAGCAGTTCGTAAGGTGCAAATCATAATGTGTCCTCCAACCGCATACGCTATTGTTTCAATAGTAGCAACAGTGGCTTCTGGTGTAGCATCCTATGTATCCCAAAAGAATGCAGCCGAACAATCAGAGAATATCGCTAATGTGGAGGCTAAGAACGCACAGGCGGCAGCAGCATCTGATTATCAACAGCAGCAGTTACAGCAAGAGCAGATCAACGCGGCAGCAGCTCAGGATCAAACCGAACGGATACGCCAGAGTTTGAAGGAGAGGGCCGCACTTCGGGTGGCCTCTGCTGAGGCAGGCCTACAGGTGGGACGTGAGGAGCTATCCTCATATCAATCAGCATCAAGAGACATAGCCGTCATGGAGGCCAACCGGAAAGCTGGGGTCAACCAGACTCAAGCCCAGAAGGAGGCCACCCATGCTACCGCTCAGGGCAGGATTAACTCTGCTATGTCTAGGGTGCAAGCAGCTCCCAACCCATACATGGCTGGACTTCAGATAGCAACTTCAGCTGCTGCATCAGGGATGTCTGGGTATGCTGCTGGTAAATCCTTAGAGTAAGGAACAAACATGCCAGAATTTGCCAGTACCGCACGTACTACCCGTAA